GATACTCCACCGCTTTCTCTGTTTTCGTACAATCCTGCTACTGTTATTAATATCGCTTGCCTGATGTCTCTCGGTACATCTTCTGGGACATTTCCATACCCCGCACCGTATCTAATAGCAATACCTCCCGGAGTTACCGAGCGAATAGGAGAAAGGAAGTATAAAGTGTCTTCAGCAAGTAGCGTATACTCGTAGACATCAACGAATCTTCCATCTACCGATATCGACTCCACTCCTTGTACAGGGGGGTAAGGAAGGTATATCTTATCAGCTAACACCTTTTTAGTAAGTTCCCACCTTTGAGTTAGGAATGACCTGCAAGTGTACTTTTCTGCGTACATACGTGCAGCCGATATGAGAGAAGATATTAAGCTCTCTTCCTCATTCGTGTCAATTCTGAGGAATATTTTTGCTTCTTCTAGCGTTATCGGCTCTACGCTTGGAGGTGTTATCAGCTTTGCTGTCATCTTCTTTCACCTCCGCTGGACCGTCTAAACTCTTATCCTGTTCTGCTAGCCCTGCAAGTATCCACGACTTTGCCGTTTTTTCATCAATATGAACTACCTCGCCAGCGTTGAATACTCCTCCAGCTACTCCTACTGAATGAAGCATTCTAATCCTCACATTTCTCACCTTTCTAAGCTATTTTGTGTACGCATTCGTTATTTTTAAAGCTATTGAGTTGGGGCCTTGACGCGTAGAACTCTCAGCGCGTTTGGTCTGATTACTCCACCGCCGACCCTGTAGTGTACTCTGAATCCAATAAGCCCAGACTCAGCGTATAGCTCAGTGAGTCTTTGAATCGTTATACCAAGTCTGTCCAGTATTCTGTAACCGCTTCTTAAGTCACCGAATATTGCCACATCAGCTGCCGTAGTTCCAGTTGGGATAGAAGGGATGTCTTCCTGGTTGTACACTGGGAACCCGGCAAAGGTGTTCGGTCTTCCAGCCTGTAACGAGGGCTGCCATAGATACTGGTCGTTTTTGTCCTTAAGCAGTCTCAATGCTAGCTCTGTCTGGGAGTTAACAAGCAGGACTCCATTTCTCCTATACTGAGCCGGCACTGCGTAAATAAGAGACAAAATGTCATCTGTGGTAACCGCTTTTACCGTCTTCGCCTCTACTCTCACAATGCCCGTCGAGGTTAAAATACCCTCTGGCTGTTGAGAGTTATGCCCCTGTCCTACTACAAAAGCCCTATCTTCAGCCTGTGCTATTACCCTAGAGAACGAGTCTACTATCACGCTTTCTAGAGCGACATCCGTATCCATCAGTTCGTCTTCGCCTATCTTCGCTAAGCCATAAAGGTCTTCGACGTACTGATACTCCTGACCAGGGGACAGATACGAAGTAGGCTCAGTCAACGGAGTCGTTGAAGTTTCCAACTTGCCCCATCCAACGTCAACCTCGGTCAAACTTCTCCTGCGTACTCTGTCTGTACGTATCTGCCTAACCGTTACCAATCCGCGTATTACAGAAGCGTTAGGAAGCTCTCTGTATATCTCTGTCTCCAACTCTTCTGGAACCAGTATCTGACCTGTCGCGTCTTCTACCAGTTTCTTCCTTTCAGTAGGCTCTATTGCAGACTTTCCTTCTCTCAAAAACTTGAAGAATACCGACTTGTTTTCGCTGTTTTCAGCAACGCTGTCAGCTACTACCGGTCTTTTGATCATCGTTTCGAGCTGTGCAATGCGATCGTTTATTTTCTTTTCAAACTCTTCAAACTCAGCCTTTGTGTACAGGCCCTGTTCCTTTTGCTCGAACTTCTCCCTCAGTTCCTTAACTAAGCTCTGAAGTTCCACTACTTTTTCATCCATTCTTATAGTACCTCCTTCAATTTTCTAAGTTCTTCAATTGCTTCTTCCAGCACGCGACTTTCTAACTCGCCATCACTCTGCGGCTTCTCTTCTTGCTGAGTGGAATTATCCGGCTCAGCTTTCCCAAGAAGTGCATTCAGGCTTTGTATCGCTTGTTCGATTAAGGCAGTGTTCATTGTTTCATTCGTTCTGCCTGCCTTAATTTCCCCTGCTGCCCCTATTATACCGTAAAGCAGCAGGTCCAAGCCACTACTTTCCGAACTCCATGGAGGTGTTCTGTCCATCTTCTCATAGTATCGTGCAAGGTGGTTCTTAACACCGGCAATATCTCTATCAGGAATATCTACACCACCTCTAGAGCCTTGCACAGCAGCTGCAGCAGCAAAAACACCACGCGGTACAGCCTTTAATCTACCGTCGATAACATCAGCAATTGGTAGTTTGTATGAGCCAAACAGTTCAGGATTTTCTGCGTCGTACCAAACAAAAGCCCTGCGGTACTTTTCCCAATCCATGTTATCTTCTCCACCAGCCCATTCCCTTACTCTCATCCTTGCAGCATTTCCATCCCAGGGTGTCTCCATATCAGCCAGTGGAAGGTCTTGGAACGGTAGTACTGCCTTAACAGCCTCCACCTGAGCCAGTGGATTAGCTGGGAATGTTACAAGGGACCACTCCCATAGCCTTATTTCCTTCAGTTTTCTGGTTGTACCTTCCCAAGCCTCTTTTATCGTATCGTAGCCAATCGATAGCCCACGCAGTACCCCCTGCTTTATCAATGCGTATGCTTCACGTCCGCGTGCTGTTTCTAGGTTTAATTGCCCTTTTACCCTAAGCCCCTTGTTATCCTCTACCGCTGCAACAGTTAGTCCTATCGGTTCTGCAGGATTGTGCTGCCAGAGTATTGGAAGCTGTGGATTCTCTTGCAACGTCTTTCTAAAAGCCCCAGGCTCAATAACGTCACCAGTCCTGTCAATATTTCCAAACACAGCCGCGTAACCTTCGAATATCCCTTGTTCGTCAATGTCCTTAACTTCAAACTTAAAACTCTTCGTGTCCACCGTTTTACCCCCTTTCCCCTTATTATTCTATAACCTCGTAAATAACAGTGCACCTGCACATAGGATGAGCAGGCGGTGTAAGTATTTCTTGCTCTCTCTTCGTAGCCCCTGGATATGTTTCTTCTAGCCCTACAACCTCGCCGTCAAGAGACTGGCAGAATTCACACGTACGTTCATCGCCAGCAGTTAACCATGTTTTTATTACCTCTCCTCTAAAAAACCCGTTAGCCTTTGCTTCTCTTATCGCCTCAAGCTGCCCCCTGTTGTAAGCATAAGATAGTTCGGTTCTAGCTATTCTGAGCGCCCTCTTTTCAAGCAAAAACTCAGCGTATTTGTTTGTAAGGTTTTCTATAACATTCTCTGATAGGTTTTCTTTTACAAGACTTTCACGATACCTTGCTACCGCCACAGCTTCCGAAGACGTAAGACCTATAAGCGGCTTAATTACCTTAGCCAAGTCGTACGGAGACAAAGGATGTTCTAAGATGTAAATCCTAAGTATCTCCCTTATAGCTTCATGCTGCGCCTCCGACAATTGTACTATTAACTCTCCGCCATGTTCACGTATCCAATCCTCGATAAGCTTACCGATGTGAGTATCCTCGAACTGCTTTTTTGCATACCGTTCTATCTGACCATTCATGTACTCAACTGCGTTTTGCATCGCGTCTCTCCACGCTGGAGCCATAACCTCATTCACAAAGGTCGTGTAATCGTTTGTCCATTGCTGCACCCACTCAATCGGAACCCAGCTATACTGCATTATCTTCTCCATCTCTTGCACGGTAATCATTTCGCGCTCAGCATTCCACATTTTTCTAACCGCTCGTTGTATCTTAGGTTCGTTTTTGTCAAGGTACTCTCTAAGCACAAACTCCACATTTCTGGAATTTATCGGAACTGGTCTAATACCCTCTGGGTACCGTGGAGGTCGTGGTTGTGGCTCTGGCTTCTTCTTAACATCCATGCGTAGCTTGTATTTCACTCTTCGTTCACGCCCTCGCCTGTCATAACCGTCAACGGTATCATGTTAGCAGGCATCATTAACATGTCTCCGCCTTCAACTTCATCGTAGCCAAGCATTACCCTAGCTTCATTAGGAGTTAATATCCCAGTTTTTACCGCTTCCAGTGCTCTTGCCCATACAGCTTCCCTATCTTCTTGCAGTGCTTCAATTTCATCTCTGTCGTAGTCAATGTATATCCTTTTATCACCAAACTTAGGGATAAGCCAGTTGTTAAGTTCGCCCTTTATGGAGTCCATAAGCGGTAGTACAGTCTCGGTGTAAAATGCCTGTCTTGCTTCCTTGTAATTGCTATACGTTTTGTTCGCATTATCCCCAATAAGCTCTGGGGGTACTCCGAAGGCTATCGCTATTTCCCTAGCTGAAAGCTTTAGGCCTTCAAGCCAGTGCATCTCTGCTGGCGTTAACCCGATTTCTTTCCAATCCAATCCACCTTCAAGCAGCAGCGGTCTTCCTGCGTTTTTAGCTCCAGTAAACTCATGGTTGATCTGTTCCTTCAGCCTCTCAAACTGGTCTGGTTGCAGTTCATGCTCTGTAATCAAAGCGCCTGGAGGTCTTGCGCTGTTTTGCAGTAGAGCAACGTTCCACGCTCTGCTCTCATTGTTTTGGTCAATGCTTCGTGCTGCAGCTTCAATGGGAGACATGCCATACCAGTCATCCAATGGGTTAAACAACTTCAAGTGCAGTATTTCTTCAGGCTTAAAATTTACAGTTATACCGCCCACTGTGTACTGATAACCAGCGATAAGCTGCTGCGAGTTACCAGCAATTACTTTCATCCGATCAGGCCTTAGTACATATAGCTCTCTTGGTGGTCCGTTTTCTGGCCCAGCAGCTTCGATGTAACTGTTGCCAGCCAGCATCAAAAAGCCCACGACACTTTCGAAGAATTCACTACCACCTTGCCATGGGTTTGGCCCGTTTAGCAGTTCCTTTAATGGGTGGCTTTCCAGCTCTTCTACAGTTCCGTCGTTTGCAGTTCTATATACCAGCCACGGTATACCAGCGCACGCCATAGCTATTTGCCTAACACAGGCATACACGTAAACGTTACTCCCATATCCCTCTTTTGCGAAGTTAGCATAATTACGGGTAGTCCATACTGGCTGCCCAAGTGTCATTTCCACAAGAGCCCTCGTTGCTTGGCTTTGTTTCCTAAACATTTTTGTAAGTCCTTCGAACAATTTGTCACCCCCTTTACAGTGCTTCTATCCGTGGTTCATGTCTTGTTTGTACAGACAAAACGGCATAGCGTAGAGCGTCGACGGCATGGTCGTATTCTTTAAGCGGTTCATCTATAACACTCTCATTATGCACCTTCCACCGGTAGTTTTCTATTTCATCGAGCAGGTTATTTAGACCCCTAAATACGAATAACCTGTCGCTCTTGAGCCGAGCGATAACAGTTTCTATGCCTTTCTTAACTGCATTGTTAGCACTTATTGCCGGTATCCCAAGCCTACGGTATTCTTCAATTGCAGCGGGTTCTGATGGATCACAAAATGCGGCCTCAATGTTTTCGCCTTGGCATAGTCTCAGTATTTCTGCCCCACTTTCCTGCGGTATCTTGTTCCGCTTGTAATATTCTCTGTAAACATACATTACATCATCAGGGCTTATCGCTATCCACACAGCAGCGGTCGGGTTATTATATCCGAAGTCGATACCCATAATTCTGCGCCATTCTGGGGGTATAGGGAATGGGTTTACAATGTGTTTTGAAGAGTCGAAGTCTTCATACACTAGGCCTTCAGGCTTAGTGAACTCTCCCAAGTAAAACATTTTGAATTTCCAGTCTGGCATGGTCGCTTTTGCCCTTTCGAATTCCTCACGCGGGTAATATGGGTTTTCTATGCTTGCGAATTGAATTACGTCATAGTCTTTGTCGCCAGCTTTCCACCGGTCGTAAAATTCCGTTTTAAGCCAGCCAAGGTTATAAGGAGTAGTGGTTATAAGTACCCTGCCGTTGTGGAAGCCAACACGCCTAAGCACAACGTCCCAAGCCTCGCGTTTCATCTGGCCTGCTTCATCCATCCATGCAGCGTATACGTGTACACCTTCTAACGAAAATGGGTTATCTGCACTGCCAAAGTAAATTTTCCCACCGGTAGGTAAGTAGTATGTTCTTTCTCCTGAACGGTATTCGCCCTTAGCGACAGCATCCATAAATTTCAAGGTTTCGGGTAATACAATACGCTGGAACATTTGGTATGTGGGAGACACAACAAGAAAAGAACCTGTAGGGTGTTGTTGTATCTCCCGATATAACCATATAGGACCCACCCAAGTTTTCCCGCTCCCAGTGCCCGCAAGCATAGCTACA